ACTACACCTCAGTTAGGGGGTAATTTAGACTGTAACGGCAATCAGATAACAGATAGTAGTTATCTTCAAGCAGCAGACGCAACACCAGCAACTACCACCACGCATACGTTTGATTATTCAGCAGGAGATATGCAGCAAATAACCGCACCTGCTGCTGGTACATTAACGATTGCTTTTAGTAATTTTGTAGCCAGCAATGTGTGTGCTTATATTTTTGATATTGTTAATGGAGGTAATTGTACAATCACTTGGCCAGCTGCCATGCTATTTGCGGGAGGTGTTGCCCCTACGCTAACAGTAGCAGGTACAGATAGATTGTTAGTAACTAAAGATAAGGATGATGTCTATACGCTAACAGTTGTTGGTACAGATATTAAGACGGTGTAATGATATGAATCTATTGAAAGCATTACAAGGTGTTGAACAAGGTGGACAAGGTGATGTAGTTTTAACTGTTGAAGATGTGTTTAGCACTTATTTATACACTGGTACTGGTGCAGCCTTAGGCATAGTTAATGATATTGACCTGTCTACTGAAGATGGCATGGTTTGGATTAAAAATCGTGATGCCGCAGATACGCATGTTATAACAGATACCATTAGGGGTGCAGGAAATACATTAACTAGTGAGACTGACGCAGCAGAAGTATCAGATGCAGATACAATAACAGCTTTTGGTACAACAGGTTTTACCCTGGGAGCTGATGTTAAAGTTAATACCAATACTGAAGCTTACGCATCATGGACATTCCGAAAAGCCCCACGTTTTTTTGATGTAGTTACTTACACTGGCAATGGTGTAGCAGGTAGAGAGATAGCGCATGACTTAGGTGTTGCTCCTGGGATGATTATAACTAAAGTCACTAGTACTATTAATGATTGGTTTGTTTATCATAAAAGCACAACTGCTACAGACGCTTTATTATTAAATACAATAGCAGCTTCTTCTGGAGGTAGCTTATATTGGAATAATACTGAACCAACAGATAGTGTATTTTCACTTGGCTCTGGATCACAGACTAATAATAATTTCAATACATACATAGCCTACCTATTCGCAGATGACCCACTAGGTCCAAGTGGTGATGGTAGTGATGGGATGATTGCTTGTGGAGGTTATACAGCAGTAAGTAATCCTCAAGAAATAACCATTGGATGGGAACCTCAATATGTTTTGGTTAAGAAAACCTCAGCTATAGGGAATTGGGAGCAAGCAGACATAATGAGAGGTATAACTACTGGAGGGTTCGATGGTTGGTTGATTCCAAATACGAATGCTATAGATTATAATACTGTAGATATCGTTGATATTACGCCAACAGGCTTCATTCAAAAGCTGTCAGCAAGCGGTGACTACATCTACATGGCAATCCGCAGACCCATGAAAACACCTACGAGTGCTGGTGAGGTGTTTGCTATTGATACAAAAGATGGCTCTACGCTCCCTGCCTATAAAAGTGGTTTTGTGACTGATGCGAGTATAACCAGAAATATTGATTCAGTTACAAATAATTATACGTCTACTAGATTAGCAGGTACTGGTCTATTGCAAATGAACAGTACAGGTGCAGAAGCGACAGCACCTGATTGGACATTTGATTATATGAATGGGTTCAATAAAGATGCAGGAACAGATACCACCTTTTATTCATGGATGTGGAAACGTGCACAAGGCTTCTTTGATGTAGTTACTTATACAGGTACAGGGGGTACGGGTTTATTTGATCATAGCCTAGGTGTGATCCCTGAAATGATATGGTTTAAGAATAGAGATGGGGTAGCTAACTGGATTGTATATACCAGCGCGACAACAGGCTTAATACTAGATTCGACAAATAAAGCACCACCACCTATAACCTGGTTTAATTCTACAGCGGCTACAAGCACTCAATTTACAATAAGAGATACATCAGGTTCTAATACACTTAATGCAGCAAATGTAGCCTACCTATTCGCAACCTTGGCAGGTATATCTAAAGTAGGCTCATACATAGGTGACGGTACAACAGACAGTAGTAATATCATAGATTGTGGGTTCTCGGTAGGCAGTAAATTTGTATTGATTAAGCGCACTGACGAAGCAGGTGATTGGTGGTTTGTAGATACTATGAGGGGCTTTACTAAGATGCTTCAATTAAATACCACCTCAGCAGAACAAACAATTACAGCTATTGTAGCTGATAACTTAGGATTTGCAGTGACACAAGAAGCAACAGCTAACCTGAATGTAAATACAGCAACCTATATTTACTATGCTATAGCGGTATAAAGGAAAATAATAATGTATATAAACGACACAACAAAAGAAATAAAAAGTTTCAGCCAATTAAAGGCTGACAATCCTAGTATTTCATTCCCTAGAAATAAACAACCTGTGTTACTGGATATTTGGTTTTTCATTAATAAGACTCCTAAACCTGTAGCTTCTAATGCACTTAATCAAGTAGTCAAAGATACACCAGTTAAGGAAAATGGGGTATATGTAGAGACGTATAAAGAAGTGTCCATGTTTAGTGATTACACTGATGAAGAAGGTGTAGTTGTTACACAAGCGACTCAAGAAGCTGAGTATTTAGCTATTTTACTGCAAGAGGCTAAAGACGCTAAACTTTCTGAAATGAAAGAAAAACGGGATGAGTTAGTTAACAGCACAACGGAAGTAACGACTTCTTTAGCAAACACTTTCATTGTTGATGTCAATATTAGAAACCGCTCAACGATGCACCAAGCAGTAACTAATTCAGCCAATGCTGGATTAACTGATGCAGATACAGTAAATTGGAAGATGGGTGATAACACTTATCAAGTAGTTACTTACGGTGAACTAAAAGAAATTGGTATACATCTAGGAGTATTTATCAATGCTCAATTTCAGCATGAAGCAGTAAAAATAGCAGAAATAAATGCTTGCACCAATATTGATTGTATCAATGCGGTGACTTGGTAATGTTTATGAAGAATAATACACAATTGAAGATAGGAGAGTAGAAAATGGCAGATACCAGTATATCAAATTTACCAGCAGCAGCAGCCTTAACGGGTGCTGAAGAAGTAGCGATTGTTCAAAGTTCATCAACCGTTAAAACAACGACTCAAGATATCGTTGATCTTAAAGCGATGGCTACACCAGTGCCAGATTCAGTTGCATTAGATGTGGCAACATTGGTTGCAGATTATAATACTTTATTAGCATCTTTAAGAGCAGCTAACGTCATAGGAACTTAATTATGTATTTGTTAACAGAGGGTGGAGACACATTAACGACTGAAAGTGGTACAAAACTAGCAATTCACCCTTTTGCATTATGTGATTGGCCCACTGTTCAAGAAGTTAAAGATTATCTAGGTATCACCGATTTAACACAAGATCCTTTTATTCAATCTTCAATTGATGCGACCAGTGGTTCTATTGAGAATTATCTTAATCAAAAAATACCTCTACAATATAGAGTGGAGTATTATCGTAAGTCAAATTTTGATCCTGGTTTTGTTGTAAGATTACCTTTAGGATCTAATCCTGTTGAATCGGTTGTTTGTGTTTTAGGTGATGATGCTGAAATTGCTTATACTAGAGATGATAAAGGTATAGGAGGTTATTTTTATAATTATAATAAGCTCGAAGTGAGATATTATGGTGGATATTGTCCTATACCTGCTGAAATATTAGGTGTATTTTATCAAATTATGGCTATTCGTTGGTCAATGAATCCTGCAACTGGATCTTTAAGTAATGGACCGATAAAAAAGGAAGCAATACCTGGAGTTTATAGTATTGAATATTATAATACTGAAGAAAATGCAACAGGTTATAACAGAACATCTCCTATGGAATATTCTTCCACATTAGATAGGTTCAAATCAACATTTATTTAAAAGGTCAACATGGACATTAATCGGTTTTATAATGTTATTAAAGTTGCTGGCGCACAATTTACCATTACTCGACCTGCAACCGGTGATAATTTTCTTGTATGGATGGGAACACCTGGTGCCGTTAGAGAACAAGCATTAGTTAACGAAGCATCACAAGATGATTTACAAGCAATGGTATGTCGTTTAGATTTTGATGGACAATTATTTACTAAACCTGAAAATGGTGATTATTTAGTGTCAGGAACTGAACAATACGTTATTCAAAAAGTATTACCTAAGTTCGGCCCATCTCACGAATCTTGGGGATGGTTGATAGTAATTAGAGGTTAAAATGTTATACTAATTTTGTAGCTAGGGGTTGCTCCTGAAAAAGAAGATTCAATCACTTCTCTGCTACAATCCTAAACGATTGATAATTTTTGATTGGAAATTAGCGATATGAAGAAACTAACTAAAGAAGAAATAAATAAAAGAATTAATCATCGTGGTATATGGTTAGTTGGTAAGTACATTAATAGTCGAACTAAAACAGAATTTATGTGTGAGTATGGTCACAGGTGGTTTACTGATTCTAACAGTGTCAATCGTGGATGTGGATGTCCAACTTGTTCTGACACAAAACTAACTAAAGAAGAAATAAATAAAAGAATTAATCATCGTGGTATATGGTTAGTTGGTAAGTACATTAATAGTCGAACTAAAACAGAATTTATGTGCGAGCATGGTCACAGGTGGTTTACTGATTCTAGTCACATCGTTAATAAAGGTACTGGTTGCCCGACTTGTGATGTTAATAACAGAACATTGACAAAAGAAGAAATAAATAAAAGAATTAATCATCGTGGTATATGGTTAGTTGGTAAGTACATTAATAGTCAAACTAAAACAGAATTTATGTGTGAGCATGGTCACAGGTGGTTTGCTAAATTTACTGACGTTAATCAAGGTAAAGGATGTCCAACGTGTTCAACTGGTGGAGGTTTCGATCCCAATAAACCTGCTATTCTTTATTATTTAAAAATTAAAGATACCGAGATTCATAAGATAGGTATTACCAATAAAACTATAGAACAACGATGGTCAGTTGATGATAGGTTAAAATTTGATGTGGTGAAGACTTGGGATTTTGAAGAGGGTCAATATGCTTTTATAACGGAGCAAGCAATATTACGAGCATTTGTTCATGAAAAATATAAAGGTTATGATATACTATCTTCTGGTAATACTGAATTATTTAATATGAATGTTTTGCGAATAGGTTAAAATTATGCGTGAAGAACCCGTTAGTCAAATTGCATTAAGTGAAAAAGTGGGTGTGGACATATTAAAATTATTAAATGTGAGTGTTCATAATTTGATTCGGGCAACGATTACAATTGAAGTGAATACTATACTCACTGTTGATTGTCTCTATCAAGGTGAAATTAATGAAGATAGAACAGGTTTTGAAGAAATATCTAAGCGTTATGAATTAACGGTTAATGAGATAGAATATCAATTATGACTGTTGAACTTTTTGAGAATGGAAGACGAACTACTAGATTTAGTCTAACTAGGGCTGAATTAGATGATTCTGTTGATTACCATATTGCAATGGCGAAACGTGCCATAAGAGAAGAGCAAGGTAAAGGTAATTTAAGAAATCCTAATGTCTTTGTCGATAATAAAATATCACCATCAGGTAGAATTGACCACGTTAAATTTGCTGGTAGAATTACTTATGATGAAATTTTTTCATTACAAGAAGTGATGGATTACATTGATAAAAAATTAAGAGAATTTACACCACGTAAGACAGGTAATTTAGAATTTTCTCAATCTTGGTATTTTAATGGTAAGTTAACTAGAGATACACAAGTACCAGATATAGTTAAACCAGGTGATCAATTAGTAACAGCAGGTATGATCCGGTACGCTAAATATCAAGAAGCAGGTACAGTTAATAACAAAGCAAAATGGATGTATCGTAAAGCGGCAAGATCAGCAAGTCGTAGATTTGGACGAGCATTTATTATAAGTCATCATTTTATGCTAGGAGCATCGTTTAAACCTAAATATACATTTGGACTAAGACATACTGGTAGACGAAAAAATTGGCAGTACAGTCCAGCGTATTATGAAGAGCGGTGGAAAAATTCATTTCCTGCAATTAAAATAGTTCAAAAACGTAATGTTAAGTTTTATTAATGAGAGATAATAATGGCATATTCTGATTTTAAACGAGAATTTGATTTATTTATGTTAACGAATTGGACGGAAACCCCAATTTATGATTATTTAAATCGAGCAGATAACAACCCTTCATTAGGGACTGAATTTATTTCTTATTATCCATCCTATATTGGAGATAGTACTAATTCAATATCGCAAGGTCCACACTGTATTTTGACCCAAATAGGAATTACTTTTGGTATATTTGTACCAAGCATGACCGGTGTGGATCGAGCCATTCAATTGTCTGAAATATTAAAAGATTTTTTACAAGGTGAACGATTGCCTGAAAATATAGAAATTTTTGATTCGGAAGGTCCTATGTTTGGAAATAAACCAGATGATCGTTTTTCAGGAAAATTTTTTAAATCTGAATTAAACTTTGCCATCGAACATAGATATTTCAAACAATGATGACCAATTTAGAAATAACATTTTATAAACAATTAATAAGATTGTTGAAAGGTTGTTTATCGGCATTTGAGCAATATGTAAAAGCTAAAGAAAAACAAATAAATGATTCTATTGATTAAATTTAATACTTTGTTTATAATTTTAGTTCAAAAATAGGACTCTAACATATACACCATTTATTGACTCTATATGTAAAAATATCTCCTAATCATAACACTTAATAATTTATTAGGAGATATAACTATGTCCAGTGGTAATCTTATCCAGCATTCTTATCTGGAAGAAGCAACATTTGCTGAAGTTAATCCGGTTGGTGACTTTCAAGCAATCTCAAAAACCTCTGCTGCATTTACAGCAACCCCTGAAATATCAAGTAGCACTACGGTACGTTCTGATCGTAAACCTTCCGGTCAAACTGTTACTGGTTTAGATGTTAATGCCAGTATTTCAAACGAATTTTCAAGAACCGTCATTCATGATGATTTCATCGAAGCAACAATGATGGACACATGGCCTGCATTTGCAGCAGCCATTGTTCAAGATATGGCTTATGACGGTACAGCAGATACTTTAACGACTACTGGTGGTACAGATTTAACCACTGTTGTTAATGTCGGTGATACGGTTCAAATTTCTGGCCTAGTTGCTCCTGCTGATGTTTATAACGGTATTGTTTTTTATGTAACGAGTGTTACCGCTACGGTTTTAGGTGTTATCACATCTGACACGGTTGCTGATTGGGATGCAACCGCTGGTGCTGGTGCAAGTACACAGGTTTCACCTTATATCAATATTGGTTCAACTTTACGCAGTTTTTCATTTGAAAAGCAATATTTGGATATGACCAACAAAGCCATTATGTATACTGGTGAAGTGTTCAGTTCATTTAACGCTACATTTGAATATGGGTCTATTCCTACCATTGAATACAGTTTGATGGGTTCAGATAAAGATATTCTGAATGGTACACCTATTGTTCAACCAGGTGGTGCAAGAACCTTACTTGCTACTCCAAGTGAAAAATTCTTCAGTGCAGTAACTGGTATTCCTTACATCATTATAGATGGTGTAGCGGTATTATATTGTATTGAATCTTTATCAATTGGTAACGACAACGGTTTAACTAGTCGTTCATGTGTTGGCAAACGTGCTAAAACAGCATTTGACTTGGGAACAGCTAATGTAACTGTTTCAACGACTGCTCATTTTTCTGATGCTAATTTTGGATTGTTGCAGAAAATATTGGATCAAACCATTGTTCAGGTGATTTTCCCTGTAATAAATGAAGATGGATTTGGTTATAATTTAATGGTTTATTGTCAATTAAGTGGTGATGACCCTGACAGTACGGGTCAAGATGCTCAGGCTATGCTCGATTTAAGTGGTACTGGTATTCCTGATGCGACTACTGGTGAAGTAATTAGAATTTCTAAGATTGGTGAATTGCCATAACCTAATATGACTCTCTTATACTTACTTCCTGTGGAGTATAAGAGAGTCACCCTTTTTTGATTTATTGTGTTTTGTAACTTAATAATCTATAATACTTTATGTTATTTTTACGATTATTTTTATTTTTTACAAAACACAGGAAATCAACAATGCTTAATTTAAACTTACCTAGAACAGATATTGACTTAGCTACAGATGGAAAATGGTTTCAATTTACTGATGATATTTCATTTAAAGTAGCTCAAGACGGTAATCCATCCCATACCAGATCATTACAATCAAAACTTAAACAAATTCAAAAGTTGCAAGATAAAGGTGATTATGCCAGAGCGATGTATATCCACGACCAAATTACTTGTAAAAATATTTTAAAAGATTGGAAAGGTATTCGTGAAGAAGGAGTCAAAGCTGATTTACCATTTTCTGAGGAATCAGCTTTAACTATTATCACTAATCCTGCTTATAAAAGTATTAAAGAGTTTATTCAAGATTGTTCAAGAGATGAATCTGAGTTTGAAGAGGTGAAAAAGGAAATAGTAAAAAACTAATAAGCTACCTTAAATGGTCGTTTAAATATGGTGATAAATACGATTTCTTTAAAAAGTTGCATGATGAAGGTAGACCATCACCTTTTGACGAAATGCCTTTGTTGACTTTAGATGAAAGCATTTACTATAATGACTTTAATGTATTGGGAACGGAACGATTAAATAGCATGAGTGTTGGTGCTATTCCTATTACAAGCATTATTCAATATGCTCTATTAGAAAAGATCCATAATATAGAATTGTTTAAAAATGTAATTCTTGAAATGGATCGTTGTTATCTACGCCTGGTTGCTGATGATCAAAAAGCCAAACAGAAAAAATCAGCCAGTAAACCAAGAAAAAAACGATGATTAATTTAAGGTGATTTTATTATGTCTGGTAATACAAGAACGATTAGACTTGTACTTGATGCTTCAGATTTAGAACAATCAGCAAGACGAACAAACCAGTCACTAGCCGCAATAACCAATAGTTCTAATCGAACAGCCGATGCACTTACTAGAATACAAACCATAGGAGCATCCCTCGCTGTATTATCCCTCGCTGATAACTTTGCAAGAGTCGGTTTAGAACTGGCTCTAACCGCTGAAAAATTCGATCTCCTTAGTAAAAAAATGGTCACTTTAACCGGTGATACTAAATCAATGGAAAAAACAATTGCGATGGCTAATAATTTAGGTATCGCATTTGAAGATGTGGCTGGTGTATTAGGTCGTTTTTCTGTTGCTACTAAGAATGCTTTTTCAGTTGATACCATGCAAAAATGGATTTCTGGTGTTGTATTAAGTGGACGATTAGCAGGTGGGACATTAAAAGAGCTACAAGCAGGCATGCACCAATTATCTCAAGGTATGGCTAGTGCGGCTACTGGTGGTGGTCTGATGGGTGATGAATTACGTTCTGTGATGGAAAATTTACCTCTTTTAGCAAGGGCACTTCATGATGAATTTGTCGGTACAACAAAATCTTTAAAACAGTTAGGTTCAGAAGGTAAAATTACCGGTGAAGTCATGGCTAGTGCGATGGAGAAACTATATGATCGTACCAAAGATTTACCTGGTTTAACCGATACGGTTTCTGCTTCCGTTGCTCGTTTGGGTAACAATTGGTCATTAGCTCTTAATGAAATATTAGGATCATCTGATAACTTTATCACAAGATTTATTCAAAATTTATCAGATTTAACGCTTTGGCTAAAAGATAATACGGTTTATGTAAAAGATTTAGCTAATTTTGTTTTAAATTTAGGAATAGCATTTGCATCATTAAAACTTGCAAGTCTTATTTTAGCAGTTGCAAATTTTACCGGTAACTTATTCGGAGTAGGAAGTGCCACAGCATTTGTTAATACTCAATTAGCGGTTATGACGGGATTTTTCTCCCGTTTAACAACAGGTATATTACTGTCTACTCAAGGATTAGCTGTCTGGACACGTAGTCAATATGTTGCAGGGGTTGCCAGTGCCCAATTATCAGTAGCATTAGGCGGTTCAACGGTAGCTGCTTGGTTATATGTTAAAGCACTTCAAGCAGCATCATGGGCAACAAGAGCATTAGCTTTTGCTATGCGTTTTTTATTAGGACCTTGGGGATTATTGTTAACTACTATTGGTTTAGTCGTAGGGAGTTTTTACACCTATACTTCTGGTGTAGAAGACGCTAGAAGAGAAAGTGAATTGGCTGCTGAAACTGGTAGTTTGTTGGCAAAACAAAAAGAAGAAGAAAGAATAAAAACAGAAGAAGCGAACAAGGTACTTGCAGAAGAATTAAGATTAAGACAACATTTATCCCGTATTGAAGCACCAGCTAGACGTGAAGAAGCAAAATCAAATATTAGCAATCTTATTGTTGAACAAACTAAAAGATTAACTGAAGCACAAAAACAGTTAACTTTAGAACAAGATAAAAGTATTGCACAAGGTAAGATAATTTATGATATTGTTCTTAAAAGTTCAGGTTCAGTTGAAAAAGCCACAACCGCATTAAATAAATTTAAAAAATCAAATGAAGAAACTAATCCAGTTTTAATCGAAGCTAAGAAAAAAGTAAACGCATTTGAAGAAGCAATCAAAGCATTGCAAAAAGCTTTTGATTTAATTAAACCACCCTCTAATGTTTATGAAGTACCAGGATTGAAAGAAGCAACAAAAACATATTCTGAAAATATGCAAATGTTGTCTAAAATGCAGCTTACTAAAGCTGAAATGACTAAAGGTGCTGCTGCTCAAGAGAAAGAATATACCAAAGCGTTATTAGACGCTAAAAATGAATTATTAGGTATTACCACATCTACTGAAAAATTAACACAAGCGGAAAAAGATCATAAAAGATTAATGTCAGATCTGGATAAAGGAATGGATCCGATGATTGATAAAGCACGTAAACTTACAAAACTTTATGTGGATTACATATTAGGTACAAGTAAGTTGAAAGTGACCTTGGAACAATATACTAAAGGAATGGGGATTTATACTCAAAAATCTAAAGCTTTTAAAAAAGCTACTGCTGATAATGAAAAACAAATAAAAAAAGCAGCAAAATCTTTAGAAAAATACACGGATAATTTGAGTGACTTTAATAAAGAATCTAATCGGATGAAAAATTCAGATGTTATTGGTCCTGACTTTTCATCGGCTGAAGATTTTATGACAGATAGTATTAAAGATTATATTAAAGATTTGAATAAAGGAGTCATATCTGAAACAGAATATGCTCAACGTATTATAGAAACTAACCAAGCATTTTTAGATCGTAAAGATATATTAAGCGATAACTATATTGAGAATTTAAAAGAACAATATGATAGTACAATTGGTGCTCAGAAAAGATTTGCCAATGGAATAGCAGAGATTAGTTTTTTGATGGATAAACAAGCTATTTCTGCTATTTTAGCTGCAAAGTCTATGATGAAGTTAACTCAAGAATATAAAAGTGTAGGTCGAGCACAAGAGAAAACAAACTTCACCAAAGGTTTAGATAGTGATTTAAAACGTGTTGTTTCAGGTATGTTTGATGTTAAAAATGCTTTTGAAGATATCGCTACATTAGAAGCAACCTATTCTGCACAAACTAATAAAACTGATGCTGATAAATTTGAATATCAGCAAAAGCAACTTGATATGTATGGGAATTTAGCCGGTGCAGCATCAAAAATGTTTAAGGAAGGAAGTGATGGTGCTAAGGCAGCAATGATAGCTGAACAAGCATTTGCAATAGCTAAAGGTATAACAGCCATCATGAATCAAGGAATGGGTGATCCTTATACAGCTATTCCTAGAATGATAGCAATGGCAGCAATGGTTGCAAGTTTCGTAGGAGATGTGGGTGATTTAGGTGGAAGCGGAGCATCTACTGGATTATCTTCAAATGTAAACACATCAACGAACGCAAGTAACACCAGTACTGTATTAGGTGATGCAAGTGCTAAAAGTGAGTCTCTTAGTAATTCTTTAGAAACATTAGAAGAATATGCTAAACCTGAATTTGAACTAATGTCTCAAATGACCGCTAGTTTGATATCCATTGATGGTAAGTTAGGTGGCGTTGCATCGATATTAATGCGTCAAGGTGGGTTTGCTTTTGGTGAAGGATTTGAAGAGCAATTACCTGAATTAACAGGTATGGCAAAAATTTTTACCATACTTGAAGATGTACCTGTATTAGGGGGTATTACTAATTTCATAGCTGGTGGATTATTTGGTAAAACCAAAAAAGAAATGATTGATTATGGTATTAAATTCAATAAACAATTATTAGATTCAGCTATATCCGGTGTGGATGCAGTTTCATTTCAGACTGTTGAAGAAACAACAAAAAGTTGGTTTAGTTCATCATCAGATGTTGAAGATAATTTTAGTGATGTGTCTGATGAAGTAGCTAATCAATTTTCATTAGTTTTTGGTGAGATAGGAAGTGTAATTACTGATTCATTAGTTGGACTTGGAGCAGAGCTAGGCATTGTTGAAGGGTTATTAAGTGATGTCATCTTAGAGGAAATGAAGATATCTTTTGTTGGTAAAACAGGGGATGAGATACAAGAAGAATTATCCAATTTCTTTAGCGCACAAGCTGATATGATAGTAAATAGCGTTGCAGGATCATTTATAGTACCTTTCCAAAAAATAGGTGAAGGATTATTTGAAACATTAGTTAGAGTGTCCAGAGATGTTCAAGTTTCTGATTATTATGTTTCTAAACTAGGTCAGCGATTTGAAGATGTTACTATAAAATTCACCGATGTTGTAAATAAACAAGGAGATGTGGGTGCTGAAATTATTAAGCAGACCATTATTAATGCTGAAGAACTTGTAGGCGGTATGGGTGATGGTGTTCTCGACATAATGAGGACATTAACAGGTAGTGCAGAAGATATATATAATGCTTATAGAACGATGGAAGATGTCCGTTTACAAATTAATGCGCTAGGAAGTGGGACACTAACATCTTCTACATTATTTGGTGCAGGTGGATTAGATAATCTACAAGGATCGTTGGATGGTATTATCGGTTTATTAGGTGAAGGCAAACAATTTCAAATAGCCACTGACAGAGCCACAAAAGCATTTGAAGCATTAGGATTTACTTTACCTAGTACTGCTCAAGGATTTTTAAATCTATTAGCAAGTATAGATACTGTTGATGAAGAAGGTCAAAAATTATGGGGACAGGTAGCAGCATTAGAAGGTGTATTTACAGATTTCATATCAGCACAAGACGCCTATAAACAAACCATCACCGATGAGAGAGATTTAAAGGAAGAATTAACCGCTTCAATGATTGATGAATTTGTTAAACTACAAGATGCTAAAGACAGATTATTAGGTGTTGAAGATTATGAAAAAGCTCTTAGAGTAATTGATAATTTAGGTGGACAATTCGGTAGAACTGCTGAAGATGTGGTGAAATATATTGATTCAGTTAATTTAAGGCGTCAAGCAGATATTGACCATATACAGTCAATTTATGAATTGACTGATGCTATTGTTTTCATGAGAGATCATTTTGGAAAAATCAAAGAATCAATACAGGATTTAGTAAACTCAAACTTAACCCCATTAGAAAAAGCATCCAATACAATTGATAATTTGTCAGAAAAATATGATATAGATTTGTCATTATTTGATGTAGATGCTTTGCAGGAATATGCTAAATCATTAGATGAAACTGATCCTACATTACTAGTTTTAATTGATGATTTAAAATTATTAAATGACGCATATAAAGATCAAGATGATGCTATTAAGGAAAATTTAGAAGCTATTGAAGAGTTTAATACTTCCATTGAAAAATTATTTAATTCTTTATACGATAATTCTGATCTTGAAACATCAATTAGAGAAATTCAAGAAGTATATAATGAGTTTGGTGTACTTGCTGATCATACCAGTTACACTACAAAAGATTTAGCCAAATACATAAAGACATTAGATGGTTCTGATGAAGCTACAAGAGATGCTTTGCCTTCGTTGCAAAAATTAGGTAGTGCAATGATCAGATTGAAAGATATCATTAAATCATTGCAATCAGAGTTAGATTCATTAAAAGCTGATTTATTTCCAACAGGTGATGAGGCTCGTTTGGAATTTTTAAGAGAGCAACGTGAGTTAATGCTATTTAATGCTGATTTAGCCGGTGAAGCTCTTTTAACTGATTTAGAAAGATATCAAGCAGCCATTGATGCTAATAAAACAATTATGGATCTGTTGGATGAGTTAAAAATATCCGATCTTAAAAATCAATCTCCTTTAGAACAAATGCAAGCTGCTGGAAAATTATTCAACGAAAGTGTCGCATTAGGTGATGTTGATAAAGCAGCAGGATATGCTAAAGATTACTTAGATTTTTCTCAAAAATTTTATGCGTCCACACAACAATATTCTTCAATCTTTGATGATGTAACGTCAAAATTAGAAAGTATGATTGTTGATCCTAGTTCAATTCTTACTGAAGATCCTAAAGATATTGATTCTGAATTTAAAGGTTGGTCGATAACTGATATTGATTATCAAATTAAGTTGTTAGAAGATTCAATTTCAGCACAAGAAGAGATAAATAAGAATCAACTTAATTCTGAAAAATTAGCTAATGTTCTTGTTGATTCATCTTTGGCAAAAGATGTATCAATTTTAGAACTCGCTGCATCTAATGATATTGATTTAGTTAAATTGACTGAAAATTTAAATAATGGTGATGATGCTTTAGTTAAAATATTACTAGAGATTGCCGGTGATAATTTATGGTCTACAAACAAATTAGCGCACGTTATAGGAACTTCTAATGAAGTGGTTACTGATTACCTTAAAAATGAATTAGGGTTCACTATGGACGATATAAACGCTTGGAATGAAGCTGTCGCTCAAGAGAATCAATTAGGAAATAGAATATTATCTAATATTGACGGAACATTAAATAATATTGAATCAGAAGCATCCAGACAAGCAGTTGATTTAGGTTATGGTGGACAATATTCTGATAATCAATTACTTCATTTTATTGCTGAACGTAATAATTTAATGTTAACTGAATTGATAGGTATAAGAACTGATTCATCTACCTCAATTAATGGTTATGGTGGGCAATTCACTGATAATCAAATGCTTCAATTTATCGGTGAAAATATTTTTAATTTGTTACAGGAAACAATAGCAATTAGAGCAGACGGAGCATTAAGAAACGAAGGTATTTGGTTAATGTTGCAAAATTCAAGAGCGTTAAATACTGGATTAAATGTTCCTTCTTATTTGAACGGTACAGATTTTGTTCCTGAAAATCAATACGCTTACCTGCATCAAGGTGAGATGGTTATTGACCCTAGTACTTCACAACAATTAAGACAATACGGTATATCTGGTACACCAGTTCAAGATAATGATGAAATCATTGAAGAATTAAGGCAATTGAGAGAAGAAGTATCAAATTTAAGACAGATTAACTCATTTGGATTTAAAGAAACCATCGAGCATCAAAAAAGACAAGCTGATGCTCAAGAAGATGTTGTTAATATGGAGCGTTTAAAGTGAGTGTTCAAAGAGAGCAACTTCAAATTGCTCTACAAATAACGGGTGTATCATTTGATACAGGATTGGAATCTACATTTTATTTTTCTAACTCAGGATTTACAGCTTTTATTGCAGGTGATACAGAAGAAAGATTTTATGAGCCTTTACTTAAAGATTCAATATTATTACAAAGAAAATTAGGTAATACGAATGATAGTATGAATGTTCGTTTGATAAATAAAGATCAAAACTATTTAAACGACTATTTATTTCATGATCGTAGTATGAAAATATATGTTAAATCTAATTTCGCTCCGTCATCTAATGTATGGTATCCGTTATTTATAGGTGAGTGCGATACATTATTAGTAAAAAGAAAAACAGTTGAAATTAAAGCTAAATCTCATTTTGATGTGCTGACTAAAGTTATTAATCCTGAAGTATTTACCGGTGTTCCGGCTAATTTCGAGGGCGAAATAGAACTAAAAGATAAAACTAAACCAAGATTATTTGGTGATGTATTTAATATTACGCCTGTACTTTTAAAATCTAATACGTTGGTTTATGGTTGTAATTGGGATTACGCTGGTGCAAGAGCCGCAGTTGCTAGTATTGATGCTGTCAAAGATGGAGGTGGAGCATTAACATTTACAGCAGATTATGCTACTACTGCTTTAATGGATGCCGCTACTGCTCCTATATCAGGTAATTATCATACTTGTTTAGCTGAAGGTACTATTAAGTTAGGTTCAAAACCTGTATACGATATTACAATTGATGTAAAGCAGGTAACAAAAACTGTTACTGATTTTGTAAATTTTCTTGTTTCAGAATTATCATTGAATGGTTCAGTGATTCATTTTGCACCTAGTTATACTTTTGGACTTTATCAAACATCATCCACTACTTATGTAAAATTATTTAAATCAATCATTGATAATTTAGATGTTACTTACTGGTTTGATGCAGTAGGTGATCTAAATGTGAATACTGTGAGAGGATATGAACTTAATACACCTTTAGTTAGATTTTTAGATGCGGGGCAAGATTTTATTGATAATACAGATATTATCGCTTTTAAAGTTGAAAAGGTAGAATATGAATTTCCACCTAAACAAATAAATTTAGGTTATCAAAAAAATTACACCATTCAAAATACTGGTGATTTAAGTGGTTTAGTTAATGTAAAAGATATAGAAGTTTATAAGAATGAATACTTAAAAACTTCTGCTCTTTTAACATGTAATGTGGCATTGTATAATGATTTAGAAACAGTTGATATTGATAGTAATATTCGTTATTCTGCTGATGCTGTTACAGAAACAGCGGCATGGTTAGCACATAGGAATCAAATAAATGATATTTTTGAAGTAACTTGTCCAATCTTAGCATCTAACACAGGTATAGTATTGGGTGTAATGACTAATAATTGTACCGGTGTAAGAATATCAAGTACAACTGTATTGATATCAGATACCAATTATTTGATAAGTAATAATGATAGTACTTGTGACCAACATGATGCTTTAGATTTAGGTGATACAGTAACTATAAACAGTGAATATTTTGAAATAGATGATGATAAATTTGTTGTGATTGGTATTAATGTTAATACTAAGAGAATGTTAGTGACATATAAGTTATTAGGTTTTAGACCTATAACCGCTTGTCCTTAAATATAGGTAATTAATGTGGGTAATTTTGTATTAGGTTATAGTGATTCAAGTATCACAGCAACATATTCAGGTGGTGTATGGAGAAATAATCTTGATACAACCATGTTAAATAGAAAACTACTTACCGCAGCAGCCAAGACATTAGATTTGACTGAATTAGCTTTGGACATAACACTAACTGATCTTAAAGATGTTCAAGTATTAGGTATCTGCAATCACAATATAACCACTTTAGGTTCTTATCAGTGGGAGTGTTTTAGTGATGCTGGAAGAACAGTAAGTGTTTATGATAGTGGTGTAATTACACCCTATACCTATGATGGTTCAATCCTGCATCAAACAACATGTGACACAATAGACACGGCTGTAACTGATCCCTATTGGCGGTTAACCATTAATGATACTAATTCAGATGGATTCATTAAAATAGGACGTTTGTTTATCGGTAGACGATTTATCACTGTTGATAATATGAATTACGGATTGAAACATGATATGGACACATCAAATACTATTATTGAAAAAAGTACTGTAGGTATTGAATCGGTGATCCAGAATGTTAGATTACGTGGTGCAATATTTACAAACAAACATGTATCATACGCTCTTGGTGAAAGTTATTATAAAATGCAGTTGGAATTAGGTATTGCTGAAAGTATATTATATGAGTTTGATCCAGATGATAAAGCTAATGGTATCCACACATTTCTTGGAAGAAATAAAGTAATAAATCCGTTGGATTATCCTTTATTTAATCTTAATGATATTGGTTTTGCTTTAACGGAGGTCGTTTAAAATGCCACTTATACCTATTACTGTAGGAATACCTGATGATCCTGGAGCAGATACATTATGGACTACAGGAAATACTTGCAATACCAATTTTACTTATTTAGATAATAGAATAAATAATGAGATTAGAGGTAAGGTTTGGGATGTAGGAAAAACTTACGCTGTCGGTGATATTGCAACAGAAGGAACTTCTGTATATGTTTGTATTCAAATAAGTACAGGCGACACACCGTCCACAAGTCCTCTTTATTGGTCAGAGATTAGTGGTGGATCTGGTATACAGGATAATTTATCTGCATCAGCATCGCCTATTACTACAGATGATTCATCAAGTGGATATAGCGTAGGAAGTGTTTGGATAGATACTACTGCAAATAACAGTTTTATTTGTGTTGATGCAAGTGTTGGATTAGCGGTATGGAAACAAACTAATAATTTACCTAATGTTGTGACCACTACGGATCCTGATGCGTCTGATGATTCTTATGATGTAGGTACAACTTGGGTTAATACTACCGCAGACACAGCATTTATATGTGTTGATAATACCGCTGCTACCGCTGTTTGGGTAGAGATAACTGGTGGTGGAGGTGGTGGTGGTTTAGTTGTAGAAGAAGGTGTTGATAATAAAAAAATTATAGTTGCTGATGATTCTGGAACAACATACGATTGGAGAGGAACGGTATCAGATGAAGCATCAGGTGTTGATGCTAACTTTGTAGATGCTACTTTTGCAAGAGTTACAACAGACGATTACAAATGGACCAGAAGATTAAAAAGACATACCATTGAAAAATATTTGGAAGGTTTTGAGGTATTAGGTGGGACTCCAGCCACTATAGAAGTTAATGTAACAGGTAATGATATTTTCAGCAGTATAACGGGTGGAGTAACTTATAATCTAGATACCAGTGCTATGCCAAATAGTACCACAGCTGCTTACATTCATATAATATATTCTGGTACTGCTGTTTGGCCTGGTATCACCTATGGTACAGGTTGGAACTCAACAGGAGGACAGTCTTTATTGGTATCAGATCAATTAAGAAATTATCCTTTTGAATTAACACCTTTAGACGGTATTCATATTATTACCTATTATATAACAAAAGATAATACTGGTAGTGTGAAGAGTTATGGTAACGTCATAGGTTCCAATTATACTACGCTTTAGGAGATATTAATGTACGTTAAAGTAGAAAATGGGGTTATAACAGGTGATCCAGTTAAAAGACCAAAATTATCATTGGCTTATTTAGGAATACCACCTTTAACAAAGTATTTAGCAGAAGGCTGGTATCCTGTTGTAAATAACACATACCCTAACTTTAACTCTGAAATACATGAATACGGTGCAGTATCTTATGTTATTCAAGGTCAAGAAGTATTAAAAAGTTTTGAGATACTAGATAAAGATTTATCTGTAGTTAAAGATGCTTTTCTAAAAGAGATTGACGATGCTTGTGGTTTTGCCAGACAAAAATATATTACTACCACGCCAGGTCAAGAATTAGTTTATGCTGATAAAATGCAGCAAGCACAAGAGTGTTTATTAGATGAAACAAGGACAGTTGAGAAATATCCTTTAGTTGCTGCTGGCATTGGAGTTAATGATGGAGTAATTGATTTATTAACCGCAGCAAATGAAATAATTACTATTGCAACTTCCTGGAGAGGTGTAGCTGGAACTATAGAAAATTTAAGATTGAGTACTAAAAAGAACATATCAGACTCTTTAAATGTTAAAGAAGCATTGGTATTGATAGAGGAGTTCAGAAATGCACCACTTTAAACTACTAAATTTTTTAACAGATGAATATAAAACCCCTACTGGACCATTAGACCCTCCATTATCTTGTAATTTATCTACTACTAGACTTGGGTTTTGGTATTTTACAAGTGGTATTGAAGCTGCTGCTCTAACTGATGAAGATAATGCTCTTACACTTACTGCTGTAGGAACACCTTTATACGGACAAACTGGACCTAATAGCTCAAATGGTTCTGTCAAACTAGGTGATGGCTCTTATTTAACTGCAAATAATTTAGGCACTCTGCAGGCAAAACTAACTGAAAGAATGATTATTGATTTTTGGTTTTATTCTTCTAATCCAGATATAGATTTAATTTCTAATAGGCATCCAGCGGCAGATATAGCAGCTTATAGATTTGGAAGTTATAGCCTTGGCCCTTCAGGGGTTTCACAATCAATAATATGCTTTAATAATAGCTTAGAAACTAGCGGTACAGGCTTCTCGAATTTTATAGGCATAAGCGATACTGGAAATCATTTAGTATGGTATGTAAATGGACCAAATACTGTGTATGGTTCATTGCATTATACTGAAGCTGTATTAGAGAATAATACATGGCATCATATAATGTTAGATTTTAGTTCTCAGGGGCAAGGCTTGTATTTTGATGGAAAGTTACAAAAATCAAGATCACAAGATGCTGGAGATAGTGATGCAAGCCCTTCAGATGGAAAAATAACTGATTATCCTGATACTAGATTTGATACTGTTACTATTGGTGCAGCAACTTTAACCAGTAATAATACTCCCTACCCTAAAAGTGTTATAAAAAATGTATATAATTCATTTTATATCAGTAGATTAAGGTTTAGTGCAGCTCCAACTGATGATGATAATAGTTTATTAGTAAATTTATGTGTGTTAAAGGAAAGATTAGAATTATTAAATGTAACTAAAACTGACTATGATAGTGTAGTATTAGACGATCAACCTTGTTATTATAATAAATTAAATGGTATTGATGGTAAGCAAGATGGTTTTGATTTAGCAGGTAATAATACACATATTTATACATCAATATTAGATGATAACTTAGGCGATCAAGCTTTTGAACCTAACGGTAATGGTTTAAAGTGTGCTAGTACACATTATGCTTATACAGGAAAACCACAAAACTATGAAGCTTCAAGTTATAACTTAGTTAAAACTGCACAACTAGCTACTATAGAATTTTGGTACAAAGGTGCAGGTACAGCAGATGCAGTTATATTTGAAAAAAATGATAGTGTTATTGATGGTGAAAATAGTGTTGCTGTATTAAGCACAGGTCATGTTTCAGTCAGCACAAAACAGAACTTTCTTAACTATAGACATCATGCGGTATCAACAACTAATCCTTGTGTATTAGACAGTAGTACTTGGAATCATGTTGTTATTAGATCAGATGATATTGATAGTGACTTTACTATCACTATTAATGATGTTGCTTGTGCTGTTACTTTTACTAATACTATTGGTGGCCCGTATAACGGGGTAAGCTTAAAATTTACAGAGACTAAGAATCTATATATTGGTTATGGGATGTATGCTCTTGCTAATACTAATCTAACTACTGTATTATCAGGGTGTGAAGGCTCTATTAAAAACTTAGCGTTTTATGGGGTAGATCATAGGTTAACAGATGCTAGGATAACTACACACTATAATGCTGTAGAGTTAGAAGAATATGATAATACTATAACTACAAATAATAGTTATGAAACTTGGGATTCATCTTTTGATCTTAATACAGGTACATATTATAATTCAAATAGAG